CGCTGACGTTAGCGTGGTTAGGTTGCTTGCCGCCGCTCCAATAGTGATTGTGCTACTGGCTGTGCGAGGCTCTACTGCGTCTACTTTTACTGTACTCATTTCGGGTGAGCCTCCTTTACTGCTTCAATGTGGTCGAGCCACGTTCTGCTACCGTTCACCGAGTCGTGATACTGCATATCCAGTTGGTCACCGATAGGAGCGTAGGCATCTCGCCGTTTTTCTGCGTATGTTCGGTTATCAACTTCAGGTGTGTTCCATTGGTCAACGATTTTTTGTTTTTCAGCGTCTGAAAGTTCAATCAGTTCGCCATTAACTTGGTTTGGCCCTACGTCATTTATTGTGTATGCCATTAGTGTGCTACCCCGAAAACTGTGACCCTGCCTGTCATTCCTGTGTCACCAAGGTTGGCGGTCTGTGATACAAATTTAAATGAAACATCCTCAGTCGCTGATGTGACTTGACCACCTGCGACTTGGTAAGCATAAGTATTCCCTGACCCGTTACAGTACGACTCAAAATGGGAAGTCATTTTCGTAGCGGTTACTGAATCCGTAGGTTTGTGAACCCAGATTTGTCCACACGCAGGGCCAGAAATAATGCTGTTGTCTGTGTCATTCACGAATACATAATAATCGGCTGAGGCACTACCACGAGAGTATCGTGAGTTGTATTCGTGTTCTGACATTTGCCATCCGATAGTTCTGGTGGTCGAAAGATCAGAAGTTCCAAGGTACATCCTGATCTGCATACCATTGTTTGATACTGCTAACCCGGCTACCACAATCAGATACGATTCATACGTTGATGAGAACACATCTGTAAACGTCAACGCTGAAACCTCAGAGTTAATCGTCTGGGTTGTGATCTTAACGAATGATCCAGTTGTTAGCCCCGTTACGGTTGCCCCTGTTACGTCTAATGTTCCATTTACATCTAAAGTTGCGCCAGAGGCTACGTCTATCTCACCAGATGCGGGAAGTTGGAAAACATCCGAGGCATCGCCGAGGGTCGTGGTAGTCCCTGTGGCTGGACTGATCTTGTTTGTTTTTAGTTCGCTACTCATGTTATCGCCTCAATCTCTGCATCTGTCAAACCAAGATCACGGAGTTTCTGATTTCCAGATTCTTTGTCTGCGGCTTTTTGTACTTCTTCTGCCGTGGGTTCTGGTGCAGGTGGTACAGGCTGTGCAACAAACGAGCCGTTGTATTCGCCACCGATCCATGCGTTCTTATCTGCTTGGATTAACTCACCGTCTACCGTGTATTCAGATGACCCATCCCACTCGACGATGTTCGTGACAAGGGAGTCTTTGACTATTGCGTATTTCATTTAAATGTACTCCCAAATAATGCAACAACCGCCGCCGCCTGCTCCGGCTTGTCGAGTCGAGGAATAACTATTGTTCCCGCCTCCGCCAGAACCGCCAGAGCCAAATTGTCCAGCATCCCCGACTTCGCTATGTTTCATTGATCCGGCATTTGTAAAGGGAAACGCACAAGCGCCTCCAGAGCCACCGGCAACAGAAGTCGTAGTGCCAATAGTGTATGGTGAAACACCTCCATTTGCCCCTGTAATATTAAGATTACCTCCGCTTGCAGTGCCGCCATCTGCCGTTTCTGTCCATCCTCCCATGTAACCCCAATCGCCGCCATTTGCCGTCAGCGTGATAGTCCCGTCGGCATACGAAGAAGCACCCCCCGCCGTTCCGTTTGTATCTGCTCCGCCGCCTGCTCCCCCGCTTCCAATCGTTATGGTCGAGGTTGAGGGAGCCGAAGAAATATATTTGTAGCAAAATCCCGCTCCCGCGCCTCCAAGACCCTCGTAGCCGTAACTGGTGCGGCCACCACCACCGCCACCCCCGCCTCCACAAATTGCGACGATGATTTTTGAGACATCAGTAGTTCGCGTATAAGTGCCGCTTGACGTAAAGAATTGGACATTGGCGAGTCCACCACCAAACCCTGTCGCAGTTCCTGAGTTGGCTATAGTCGCTCCACTTGGGATTGAGATAGTGTCACCCGACGCACCCAGCGTAAGACTTGTGCCCGTTGAGGGCTGTACTAAATTAGTTTCTACTGTACTCATACGACCACCAGAGTTCCTGTGACTGTAACTGTCCCCGTAAACGTAACCGGGCCAGCAACAACCGCGTTATCGGCAATAGTAAAATCACCATCTATCGTTGCGGCATTTTCAAAAAACCCTTCCTTGCCCGGAGGATTGTTTATATACAAAGTGCCGTTTGTTTCTGCTACCATGATTGCCTCCTACGCTGATATCGCATCAACTACGCTGACATAAGCCGCGACAGATGTTGCGGCAGATGATTGAATTCGCAGTAGGTCAGCGTTCTGCATGACAATCTTCGCGCCACCCTGTATTAGTTCTACTGAAGATTTTGGCGGAATCTGAAGGTCATCAGCAAGGTAAACAATCGAGGCTGTTGATCCTGCCGCCGCTACATCAATCCAGACATCTACTGTTAATGCAGAGGTTGTAATATTTGTCAGCCTAATTCCAATAATCGCATCATTTGAGTTTGCAGTTCTCAGAGTATGCGCGGAATTCGTGACTTGAGATTTATAATCTTTTGTGAAATCTTGTGCCATTTTATTATCCTATAATGCGATTGCCATTGCTACAGCAAACCCTGCTGAAGCCCCGGCAGTGCCGCTGGATGCTGAGGTCAGCCTCCCTTGTGCATCCACCGTGATTGAAGAAAGAGTATAACTACCCGCTGAAACTGATGTATTTGCCAACTTATCCGCTGAAACCGCGTCATCAGCAATACCGGCAGTAGGAACCTGTTTCCATGCTACACCGTTAGTTGCGGAAGAGTCAGCGAGTAGAGAGTAATCATTAGTGCCTACAGGCAGTCTGGTTTCTGAGTCTACCGTGTTGTAGACAAGAAGGTCACCCTTAGTAGTTAGACGGTCTGGCGCAAGAATATCTACTTTCTGCCATTCGCTAGATGCGCTGGAATACTTTAGGTATTGGTCATTTGTAGCGGCAGTTGCGCTTACATCTTGCCCCTGAATCTTGACAACGCTTACCGCCCCGGCGTTTGTCATAGTGGCATCGCCGGATAAAGCGGCGGCTGTAAATCCAGTGCCATCACCAATTAGAATCTCTGTTGAGGCTAATGCTTTGTCAGATGGGACACCGCTGGAGTTAGCATCCCTAACCTTGACGGTGTTAGCCGCCATGTCTGCTAGTTCAGCATTAGCAACGCCAGCATCTTTGATAGTTACAGCGCCGGAGGATACGGAGAAGTTATCAGAGGAGAATGATGCAACGCCCTTGTTGGAGGTGCTTGCGTCTTCCCCTGCGATTGTGAGGGTCGTACCCGTTGCTGAAGTGTCAATACCTTCACCACCCGAAACAGTAAGACTTTCAGAATCCAGATCAATGTCAATTGTACCGCTATCCGATATTAGGTCTAAGTCCTGCGCTGTAACCTGAGAGTCTACATAAGCCTTGATAGACTGTTGTGTAGCCAGTTTAACAGCAGAGTCAGATGACATATCATCTTCATCTTTGATTCCTGTTACCGTGGCTCCATCGGCGGCAATGTTTACAGAACTGAACTTACCAGTGGATGCTGATGTTGCTCCTATAGGAGTTCCGTCAATAGCCCCACCATCAATATCTACAGTATTGGATGTTACCGGAGATATAGAAAGAGTAATCCAAGCATCGTTTGCCTCGTTTCTTAATTTTAAAAGATTATTACTCGTATCAAACCATAACAACCCCGCAGATATAGCGGTTGATGGCGCTGATGCGCTAGTGTGAATTGCATTTACCGCCGCATCTACAGACGGAAAAGAATCCGTTAAAACCTTTTTGATTAAACGGAGATGATCGTCGCCCTGCGATACGTTGTCTGTAGCGCCGGGATTTGTGTCAACCAGACCACTTATATAATTCGCACTTTCTAAGCCCATTAGTAATACCCGCCTGTGTTCATTACCCTAAGAGCAGAGCCAGAATGTCTATCTTTGTTATCCTGTTCCTGCAAATTGTTAATAGATTGAGTTAATGCTGTAGCCCATAGTTGCACCCTAGCATCATTCATTAGAAATGGCTCCGCCTCTAGCAGAGTTCCATAAAGGTAAATATCTGGTGCATTAGTTATCACCCAATTCGTTGGGGATAGACCAGTAATAGCATCAAATGTTTTATAATATAACATACTTACTTCGTATACTGCTGAAGGTGTTGGCCCCAGTGAAATATTATTACCGATGATAGTGTACACATCCGGCTTTCCAGAATCACTACCAGCGTGAATCCTGTTCATTATTTCAGGGCTTACATACTGTAACTGCACAATAGGACTGGTATTTAAATGAATATCCCTCATCTGGACATATCCAGTTGGCAACGCTATTGTCTTGGTTCCGGCAACAGTAGATACAGAAGTATCCAAAGTTTCCATAGCCCTAATACGCAAGACCCGATTAAATCTGGCCTCGCAAAGAGCGATAAACTCCGGTATCCGGTCAGTCAGGTCATCCCTGTCTAACCAGTTAGCAACTGCCGTGTTTAACTCGGTGTAATTACTTATAGCCATTAGGGTACATTACGTTTAGCAAAAAATACGTTTTGGTTTAAAATGCTGTAGTTTCTCTGTATACGCCCTAAGACGCCTTTTCCATATAGCCACATAGTTATACCCTCGTAGGAGTAGTTCGGAAGTATTTGTTGTCTGGATCATTCAAATACTTTTTCATTAGTTTGGGGTCTTTTTCAATAGCCCCATTAGTTTCTTTCATCCACTGAGTCCATATGTTAAGAGGAATAGAGGCAACTCTAACGCCTTCACCCGCTTTACCCGGAGTAAGTTTATCTCCGTAATGGTTGTAGGATTTCTTGTTCTCTTCTAGGATTGGGCTTGCATCCTGATATGTATTAATAGTAAACTCTTTTTCATCAGCGCTTGAATGGAACGTGGTGATGAGCGAGTTTTGCTCTACCTTATTCATAGATGATACCTTGGGTCTTCACCCTTTACAATTTTTTCCATCC